CGCTCGGAAGATCGTTGATTGTTGGAAATGTCAGCATTCCCAAGATGACAGACCCTAAATCATTAGTAGCCAATTTTGTGTATTTACCAGCCGTGTTTTTTACCGGTACGCCGTATAAAATTGGCGGATTCGTTGAATCGAGAAAACCATTCTCGACAATATCAGAAAGGGCAGGGCTTGAACGTTGTCCGGCTATGCCTTGTCCAGTTTGAAAAATAATGCTTGTTCCAGTCATGGTTAGCCTCTTACGATTTCAAAGCCGCCGTTATCCAGGCCGCTAAAGGTTAGGTGTAAACCGGAATCTCCGGCATGTTGTTTTGCATTGTTGATTGCTTTTTGAGATTCGACTGCGGATGTAAAAAGTATTTGAATTGACATGGGATCTAGTGAATCACCGGCGAAACGTTTGACAATTCCAGATTCGGTTTTCTTTAAAACCTGCAACATGGCATCGCCAATTTTGCCTTTCTTTTCAATAATGGTATCTGGTGACAAAATAGCGGCCCCTGCAATGACTTCTTGCCATTCAGCATCGCCAGCAGTATTGGCTTCATCATCATCCGTACTATCATCATCACCGGCTTTTGAAGTGGCTAATGCGTGAACGACTTCAAGTAATTTATCGACCTTTTCCTCTAGAGATGTAACGCGGGCCATCATTTCGTCGCCTTCATCGCCAGTTTTTTCTTCCTTTTCATCTTTATCTTCTTCCATTTTATCTTCAATATCTTTTTGCGCTTCCTCATCACCGGCTTTAACCGCATGAGCAAAGAGGCGCAATAGTGGGTTTTTTATCTTCATGATATTATTGCCTGTATCGCCAATTTTTAATTGATTGCCACCGCGTGCCCTCTCAACGAGTGCAACATGATTGCCCCTTATTTCATACTGTTCGCCGCGCCCTGGGGACACTTGGCGAGCCATGTATTCATAACCACAGGATAATTCCCGTAGTCCTTGATTCACGCGGTCAATAGCGTTTGAATCATTAATTATTAAATCCGCCTTGAGAAATTCACCCTCTGCGCGGATTCCTTGCATATGGCCTACTGCATGTTTTTCCCATGTATCGGAATCAACTCCATTTGTGTGCACGTCTCCGGTTGGTATAATTATCGGTTTGCCTTCAAAGCTTGCTATTGTCTCAGGAGAGAATAATTCATCCGCCGTTCTAGACATTTTAATCATGCCGGTTTCGTCTGCGTCTATACCGGGAACCTCATGATCGCGATAGTCCATACTGCCAGTTCTGGCAATGGGTACTCCTTCAACCACCAAAAAACCTTCCGGGGTTAATTTACGTGTAGCGCTCAATTCTGATTCGGTATAGAATTTCATTTTTTTGTATGTATGGTCATAAACACAACCTTACACCTTTTTTGTGCGGCTTTGTTAAATCGCTGTACAAATGTTCGTTTTTGGTGTACATTTGTTCATATTTAAAATTTTATGGGGAATTTATGACACGAAACCAATTCATTAAAATGGGGCAAAAGATAACCGGTGTTACTCACGGCTATCAAGCTCCTTTAGCGCAAAAACTTGGCGTATGTCTGCGTTCGGTTCAACATTACGCGAATGGTACTCGACCGATCACAGAAACCATTGAATTATTAATGAAAGAACTTAATCGGGAGGTAAAATGATTCTTAATCTTATTAATAATGAATGTTTTATAAAACATGATGAAGAAAGCGATGATGAATATATTTCTCGTATTCAAATTTCGCTTGGAATTAAACTTCAAGAACTTACAAACAACATCAATATTCTTGAAACGCAACAAATTACTGTTAAGTTGCCTGGAGTTATCCATACAAAAGAAGTTACTGTTAATGTGGATTAAATAAAATGAAAAACTTAAAACTTAATTGGAGGGCGTAATGAGTAATAAATACAATGCGCTTACTATCGTATTAATTGATGATATAAATGCTGATGATATTGAGCAGCTAAAAAATGCAATACGTCAATTTAAAAATGTCATAGACGTCACACCGATTGTATCAGATATTCAATGTCATGTGGCAGAGCTTAGGTCAAGACACGCGCTTGCTGAAAAATTATTGATGACTTTATATGACTAAGAAAAAATTATTTGATTTATGGGAAAATGAGCAAAAAGAAGAGTATCCTCAGAATTTAGCAGAGAGAGGCGTTCCTCAGAATATGCTATTTGATTTTGTTTCTAATCAATTTCTTGATGGGTTTATCAATTACGTTAAACCTGTTTTTTGTTGTGTGGTTGAAACATATAAAAAATTGGAAAATATTGTTTTAGAGGTTGAAAGATTCAACCAGTCATTTCATTCGTCATTTGATATATTAAGCGACAATGTTTGGATTCTTGCCGAATCAGAGAATAGTTTTTGGTTTTTTGCATATGACAAAGATGCCTCCGATTGTGTGATAGGACGGATAGAGAAGATTTATTCAAAAGAAGAAATGATAGAATTTTTTATTAATCAAATAGGCGAAATTAAATTTTTACCTATCAAATTAAGTGGATGGATAAGCAGCAGATGAAAAAACTACTTGCAATTGCCATATTATTAATGGCAACAACGGCTCACGCTAAAAACATTTACTGGGCAGCTATTACAGATACGAATGATGAAGCGACAACGCTGCATTTCACCAATGAAAAAAGCGATATATGCCCGGCTGGCGCTTGGCATTTAGCGATGATTGACGGTTGGGATGATAAGCTATTGTGCTGGACTATTGCCAGTGGCGCTGAATCACTGGCAGTCTTGAATGTATCGACTGGCACAATAACATATGTCTACCAGTTTGGTGTTAGCCCTGGCATTACTGATCACGATATTGGCGAGATTAACCGGGAATGGGTTGAAGATAAAAAACAACGAACTCAAAAACTTATTGAAATCTACAAACAAAATGGGATGAAATAAAATGATAGGAGAAAAAATAGATTCATTGGAATTGTATTCCGCAACAGAATTAGAGGTGGTTATTTATAAATTACCAAGCGGTGAGGAAGTCATTGTTTTTGAGGATTGTACAAACAAATCACCAATAATTTATAAATTTTGTCTTGATATGGCAAATGAATGGTTAAAAAACAGAGGATTAAATGAAAATTTTTTACGATAAAAACGACATGGAAATAAAGCCTGGTCAAATCCTAATAAGAAAATTTGTTTGTATGCGTCGTGAAAGAGCTGGAAACAAAAGAGTGGCAACTAATGGCATGACAGGTATTGATTACATTATTCCGGATGAAGGAAACTTGATCGATCCTACTGAGGAATGGATAAAATACAAAATCCAGTGGAATGGTGCATGTTTGATTGCCAAAAAAATAGAGTGCTCAAACGAATTAACCATATTAAATTCCGAACATTTTGATAATGACGGGAATCATATTATTAAGGACTTGGATGATCAATACATGGACAATTTTTTTAATTCTAAAGACTATGAAATATGTACTATAAAATAATTGATGAAGATGGCTTTCCTTGGAGCGGAGAATTGTCAAAGGAAAATGCTGAAAATGATAGCCTGGATAAAAATTCCAGATTTCAATAAATCATTGATTTAGTATCTCTAATTTTCACACCTTCCTTATATTGCCGATCTATTCCAGGAATTAAAATCTCGGGAATGCATCGGCAATTGTACGTACAACCGGCATTATAAAACATACCAGGTTCCACTTCAGGAGGATTATGCAAACTACAGACAACGCCTTCCATGTGTTGATGTGAAGGCCTCACTGCACGATCTTTGCTGGTACGCCAAATATAATGTGTAGCTCCGATTGAAATTCCCCGTGCTTGTGTTAATGCACTGGATTGTTTTGATGTTTCTGTACGCGCTATTCTTCGAGCCTGTCCAACAGTAAGATCACCTAACGCTTGTATTGCTGCAATTTTTGTCTCATGCCTTGCTCCGCTTATCAGATTTTCCTGTGCGAATTGCTGCGCCTTTAGTCCTGCGTTTAGCGGCAATGTTTTAATGAGCTTCACTTGATCAAAAATAAACTGGCGCTGCATTTCCCCTATAGGCGTTTTGAAAATTACTTCCTTTAGTCCCTTGCTTATCTGCTTAGCTTGTCGCCGCCATAGCATTAAATCTTGATTGTTCAGAGCATCGAAGATGTTTTTAGCCTGCAAAATTGCCCATGGTTCAAGTTGTGCAGAATACCGTTGTAGGGCTTCCTGTGCGCGATTTGCGCCTTGTACCGTGGTTATGTCATAGGTTGATGCAATTCTATTAACCTCTTGGACGATAAGGCGCAACTGCCTGGCATATTTTGCCTCAAGCCATTCGGATTTACGCCAAGGATCATTATTATCCATTTAAAGCCTTACAACCGGCGACAACAATTTTAAACAATAAAGGTTTTTTATTATACCAATTATTTAAAGTTTGTGGGCTAACTCCTGTTAATTTGCTAATCGCGTTAAGATTATTAAGTCCGGATAATTTTGCTTGTTGTGAGGCTGTCATTTATTTAATTGCTCTTCTACAAATTTCATTGACGAGCTTCCTGCAAAAAATTTAGACTCTATCCAATATTTTGATGAATTATTTTTTAAATTTTCTTTAGAAATTTCAAGGTAATTTTTTAATTCAGTAATACCTTTTTCAGTAAATTCTTTGTCTTCTTTATCAATCGATTCATCTACCAATTTTTTATCTTCCCCATTACTAATAGAAAATTCAATAGTTTGAACTTTTGAAATAAAATCTTCTCTTTTATCATTTCCAAATGCAATTTGTTTTTCTGAAGATCCTGTTAATTTTGGCAACTCTTTTTGATTTTTTTTCACAAACTCTCTTTTTTTTATTTCCCTAGCAACAATATTTTTACCATGAATATCCTCTGTTTTATTTATTAAATGTTGTAAATTTAAAACTTCTTTATCATTTAATATTTTTGAATTTCCGGAAATTAAAATTGTTTTATTTTTATACATTACTGCTTTTTCTTCGTCTGTCATTTTGGGTTCCCCAGTTTGACCAGTCGATTTTGACTGTGAGGAAATTGTACTCGTGTTTTCTTGTTTTGTCAAATTATTTGATGTTTTATTGAATTCTTCAGATTTTCTTTTTATCTCAGCATTCATAGCACGTATAGCATCCATCTTTTTTTGATGTACTTTATCTCTTTTTGCTTTTTGTTTTTCTGCTTCATTTTTATACAATTCATTTTTTTTATTTTGTTCTAAATCTTGATAAGTTATTGGTTCTGATATATTACCTTCATAATCTTCTTTCAATTTATACGGCAAAAGTTCGTTTTTATTGTGATAGCCTGAAAAAATTCCAGTATCAACATGATGAGTCGCTACTCGTTGAGAACCAAGTTCACTATTACCACCATGCATTGTAACCAAATTATTATCGCTATCTTTGTAAACATCACCATAATTGAACTGTCTTTTTTCTACATTTCCATGCGTAGAATAATACTTACCGTTAAGTGCGCCACCGGCCCCGGCTATTACTTGTCCATTTTTACCAATCAATACATGTTGCCCATCCTCTAAAGTTATCCAAGAAGACCCTTGTGGTATACTTGAAGCGTCTCCAATGGTTTCAGGTTGCATAGGAATATCCTGTTCAAGCATTGGCGGTTCATCGTCCGCAGCCTCAATATCAGATTCTTGTAAATTACTGAAGTACCCCGTCTCCTCAGTTAATTGCTTAAGCTCCTTCATCGCTACTTGCTGAGTCAATAAGCTGGCTTCAAATGCCTTTATGATCGTATCGGTTCCCTGGCTGGCCACTTGAACCTTTTCTATGGCACTGAGTTTATTAAGCGGATAAAAAGATATTTTCAAATCCTTTATATCTGTCAATATACCCAATGACAATGCAGTAATTAAAGAAAACGGTTCTACAATGGATTTGATCTGATTCTCTTGCTGTGCATTAACATCCTCATAATATGCTGCCAACAAATCATTATCGCCACCATTTAGGCCACCTGACGATTTTCCAAGCAATCTACATAATGGTATGCCTGTCGCACCGGATACCTGTTCCCCCATCCTGTCAATAATTTCAGACACTCCAGTCATAGCAGTGCTAAACCGCTCAAGCTTCTCGTCTGTGGGTAATACAGTAAGCCCCTGGTTTGTCCTGAATTGCGCTATTTGTTGAAATTTTGCACTTAGCCTCTGGTAAAGGCCAGCGTTTTGCCCTGCCATTTCCGGTAAAGAGTCAGTATAAAGCACATCATTACGAGCGGCCTCAATCAAGGCCACGGCTGCCATGCTGGACTGATCAAATGCTTTAACACGATCCAGAATAGCCTCAACCACAGAAGCGCTGTAAAAGTTTTCGGTATATCTATCCCACCAAGGAAGTGGAGTAGCATCAATGCGAAAAAGCCTTGAATGATGAATTTTTAATGCTGGTATACCCATGCCGTTAGCAATTGTTAGATAGGCTATTGGATAACCATTGTCACGCCCTAATTTGAGTATGCGCCCATCCTGCCATGCAGGGACAAGTTGCCACCGATCAAATACCTGAAACCCAGTAAGCTGTCCTTTTCCTATTGCATCGATCTTTAATGGCTTTTCTACGTCGTGGCCATCAAGAACCGGCATTATAAATGCCGTCCCAAACAAAGTAGCCCAGCGGATTGTATCGGCCAACTGCTGCCACATTTGTTTATTATGTAGTTCGGATTGAATATCCTCTATTTTATCAGGTGGCAAATCTGAATCAATACGCATTCCAGCTTTTGTCATGTCATCTGCACGTGAATCACATACCCGACGAATAATGAATGAAGTGCGATACATTGTCCGTAATATTTGCGGCTCTCTTGTTACATAATTGTTTAGATACTGTCCTGCGCTTGCTGCATTGGTTCCGGTGTTACCAATATTGGCCAATAGGTTTAAATACCCATCGCCAGTAGCAAGCTTTGGTGGATCAATAGTATTAATCAATTTTCGTGCTATTTGAGTTAGTTTCATCGGTAATTATCCCAAGATGTTCTTTGTCCACATGCCCGCATTATAAACGCATCGGCCAAGTTAGGTGAATTTATATCTCTTTTTGCCAAATCCTTTTTGCTTTCAGCCTTAACTCTTCCAGCATCGTCGAAGTCGCGCTTTACTATACAAAGTTCATCTATTAACTTATCAATATTTTCCATAGAAGAATCAATGAATATCATTTCATCATCATCAAACTTTTCACCGTTCATAACGGCATTATAAGTATTTGAGAATTTATCTCCAACTATCCACCATTTTTGTGCTTTAATATTACTGAAAAAATCCTTGTTTAATATTCCCGTGTTCTTATATTTTGAATCCGGTTTTTCAACTTTACCACCGGCAAAGAATTTTTTATGAGATAGATTAAAATTACCTTTTTCGCTTATTTCATTAAATTTGCTTCCGACAAACGCACCAACACCAATAGCGTCATAAATTACCGTGCTTTCTGTATCCCTTGCTGCATTCCATACACGAGTACATGACTTCAACAATTCATCTTCTTTTGCCTTCCATAATTCCGCTTGATATGCTAACGGCCCATGTCCATAAATCATAGCGCATGGATCGCCTGTATCACCCACATCAAAACCTATTGTTTTGGCACCTCGTATATCAATACCAAGTTTTTTATGAGCATCAATAGAAGCCATGACGTGCGAGCGTTTAATAATTGATTGATCATCATCTGATCTTGGATAGCCTAGATATATGTGGTTATACTCGTCCTCATCAGATAGCCTTAAAGGCTCTATCAGTTCATCTATAAATGTTTTCTCCAGATATGGATTTTCGAGATAGTTTATTTTTCGGACAACAGCACTTGCCGGAGGGTCGATAACAAAATATTTATAAACAAAGTCTGTTATCAGATTTGGATTAAATATGATTATGAACATAAAACCCTTCTTTCTAAACGTAGGGTCAAGAACTTCCAACTGCTCTTTTGTTAGATTATGAGCCTCTTCAAGAAGACAAATGTCAATATCTTCTAATGATCGTATTTCGTCTATGTTCCGCCATAGACCGAGGAAGAATATTTCAGAACCGGTAGTTTTACAGATTATTCTGGTAGTTTGCACATCAAATTCTGATTGAAGGCCAAACCGATATATTTGTCCCTTGAGCAATGCATAGATAGATTCACCTGACTTATTTAAAAACTGTCTACATGCTACTACACGAATACGATAGGTAGATGATAAGTAAACCAACATACCGGCTGCATCCCAGCTCTTGCTTGATGCCCTACCTCCATACAACACATGATACCTTCCGCGTGTTCTCCAAAAATCACGTAACGCCGGGTTTAAGGTAGCCATTAGACAACATCATTATAAAAATCATCAAGTGAACGCGAAGGTGAGTTATTTTGTTGGGCATTGGTATTATTGATAGTTGTTGAACTTGGATAGAATGGTACGATTCCCTCAACTATAAGCCCTTCTTTTAATGTTGACATAGCGGTTTTAGCGCCAAATATTGACGGTTCATCGGTTAAAATATTGAGTGCTATTTTTGCAACTTTGCGAGCTTGTGTGCTATAAAACTCCAATCCTTCTAGCTGTTTTTCTACCTCTGTGGTAACTACAGCCCGTTGTGTGGTAGAAAGTGTGGTAAACTCCCTTTTAACCCTTACAGTATCTTTTATCAAAGCGGGTAATAAATCCTTCTCCCAACCCTCCTTTTTTGCTTTTTTAGCAATGTTAGAAGCATCTATGAAAGTTTCCTTTTCTATCTCACGATACGATTTACCTGTCTCAAATAACGCCCTTGCTTTATCCCA